TATACCATTTAATCGTATAGAAAACTTGTATAATTTATCTTTAAAGTAAAACACCGCAGTTATAGTATCTCCGTCATAACATTTGACACATTTAGCTATAATTTTCATTCCTTTGAAACTAAATCTCTCAACCTCTTTAATCTTAGCATCATCTAAACATTTTAACTGAACAGCAGTTATACTTTCCATTATATATGTTATGTGACTACTGGTATTCTTAAAACAATTGAGGTAAGGAATATATTTTATTTTAATATACTAATATTTTCAGAAATGGAGGAAATGAAAGACGTAGAAAATGTAATAGAAGTAGTAGAGGAACAAGCATTAATGCAAAAAATACATACTCCTCATTCTTCACCTAAGGGATCATTCCTGGTAAATGATCGAATGGAAATGTCTACTATGGGTCAATTACGTGAAATGCATCGCTCTGCTAAGGAATCAGAATCGTTATTTGTTAGTAAAGAAACCCATTGCAAATTATTTTATTATACAACGGGTATAATAACATTAATAATTAACGTTGTAATTTCTTCAATATCTGCATCAACGGATATAACAGGAGCGAGAGTAATATTTATATTATCTATTATTGGATCAATATTAACATCTATTGTTAATTTCCTTAAAATAGAGTCTAAGATAACTAAATTGGAAGATTATAAGAAGTCATATCGTGATTATAGAATAAGAACATGGGATACATTACGTAAACCATCTGGTTATTCAGATACCGAGGTTGAAACATTAGTTAATGATTTACGTAACCTAGAAAATCAAACAGGTGATCTTAAAGTAAAATTAATATGCTTTTGAATATTATAATGAAGAAAGCATTACTAATAGGAATTAATTACAAGGGTTCAGATAGTGAATTATTTGGATGTGTAAACGACGTAACTAACATATATAAAGTATTAATTGATCAATATGGATACAAAGATCAAGATATAACAATGTTAGTTGAAGATGATCCATCTAAAAAAGACCCAACATATGAAAATATTATAAAAGAGTTTCATCATTTACAGCAACATAAAGATGCAGAACAATATTTCATTCATTATTCGGGTCATGGATCTCAGGTATTAGATACAAGTGGTGATGAATCAGATAAACTAGATGAATGTATAATTCCTCTGGATTATGATAAAAAAGGAGTAATAACAGATGATTTATTATCTAATTTATTAAAGCGTTTTGACAGTTCAAAAAAAATTGTATGTATAATAGATGCATGCAATTCAGGGTCTATGCTAGATTTAAAGTATGAATTGAATTGTTTAACAAATTATATAAAACCAGAGAAAAAAACAGAATATAATCATAATAACTGGTCGTATGAATTCAGATTACAACAAAAGCATATGTACGGGTCATTTGGTAATATATTATTATTAAGCGGTTGTAAAGATGATCAAACTTCTTCTGATGCGTATATAACAAATTCATATCAGGGTGCATTAACATTTTATTTGTTACGTATTTTAAAGGCAAATAATTATAATATTAAGCTTAGGTATTTGCTAAAAGATATACATATTTTATTACGTAAAAGTAGATTTTCACAAAAACCAGTTATGTCATCTTCTAAAATGTTTGACCTTGATCAATATTTTGATATCTAAGTATATATGCATAAAACATGAGTTGTAACTCAAATATAAGATATGAGACCCAATGTTCTGGGATGCCTTCAAAAAAATCATGTGATTGCTGTAGCTCAGTTGATGATACCGATATGTATGGATCTGGTATGAATAAAGAACATATGTCTACGATTAGACGTGAAGATAGTGGTAGAGGTCACAGAGGTAGAGGTCATAGAGGTCATAGAGGTAGAGGTAGAGGTCATAGAGGAAGGGGTGGAAGAGGAAGAGGTGGTAGAGGTCATAATGGAACAGGTAACAGTGGGAGAGGTCGCAATAGGAGAGGAAGAGGAGTATTTGTAACAAGAGGTAGGGGTAGAGGTAGAAGAGAATCATTCCATCATCAGGTAGCTGTATCACCTACAAATGGAGGTGATTTATCTAATGTAAGAATGTTAGAACGTAGTTATCCACGTAACCACAATGCACAATTTGATAGCGCTTATTCAGACAACTTGACATTAGAATCAGGTTTTCAAACAAGCGAAAACTTTAAAATAAATAAACGGTGGCGTGATGGTTGGAAAAATTTTAAGTATAATATAAATCACCGTAATGATATATTAAATCATGAACATTTTGCTCCAGTGGATTTCGATAACTGGGATGTAAGTCCAGAACCACCGACTGATATGAAACAAGATAATAAACCTGCTCCTTACAATAAAAAAGGCAAATCAGTATTTTCTAGCATATTAAATCCATGGTCTAAATCCCGTATAATATTAATTTCATCAATATCAGGGATTCTCATATTCGTATTTTTATACTTTTTAGTGTATTATTTCTTTATTAAAGAGCCTGATTACATAATAACAAGACTCACTACTCCTGTTCCAAATAAGGGAGCAAATTATTCTAGCCCAAATAGAAAAAGTGGTTCATTGAAACAAAAAATTAAAGAATTAAGTGATAGAATAAAATCATTAAAAAATAAAAAAAGTAGTTCAAATAAAGAACCACCTAAATCACAAATACAATATTCAAAAATGCCAAGTAAGCGTACAATTAAAATGTCTAAAAGACTAAGCCCTGAAGCATTAGCAGCAAGTGGTGACATGAGTCAACCAAAAGATGATTATCCTGTATCAGAAGACACTTTTTATAATAACTAAGGTAGTGTAACATTATCTGATATTTCAACAACGTTTATGTCTGCCGGTATATTTAATGGCAACTCATTTGATATCTCATGTGTTTCGTTTTTGAATATTGAGTGAATATCAGTTATTAATTTAGACTCATCTTTATCATCATTATCAACTCCTTCTTTTATTACTTCGAATAATATAAACGAACTAATACCCGTTATACATGCTAATTTAATCCAAAAATTCTGGTCTCTTTGCAAGGTTGTGTTTTTATTATTTATTATATACACAATTCCAGTTATAACAACAGCGTTAGCAGCACTGATAAATACCATTATATAAATATATATTACATGTTATTTAAATCAAAGTCATCTATTTTGCTTTTTTTTGATTTCTTTGTATTTTTCGTAGACCTTGTTTTTTTACTTTTGTATGGTATAAATGCTAATTGTTCAGGAATGAATTGCTCCTCCTCTTCGTTAATGCCAAACTCAATTTCACTTAATGAGGAATCTTCTGAGTCTGTTAATGTTACCTTTGAGGCATTACTTTCATTATCTGTTTTAGCTTCTTCGTCTACATTAATAAATTCAGGGTCGGAAATATCATCTTTATCTTTAATTGAGTTCTCTTCAATTACACTTTCTTTGTCATGTTCTACCTCGACTAAACCTAATTCATTCTTTATGTGTTCATCTGCATTTTCTTTGAAATCATCTAATAATGGATTGTTTTGCGTTTCCTTTTCAATGAACTCGGTTACTTTATCTTTTAATTCCTTTTTAGCTTCTTTTTCTAGTGTCTCGATTGTTTTTAATTCATTAAGATTAGTCACAAATACAGATTTAGGTTCATTTGTTTTCTCAGTGATCATCCGTTTTAAATCGACATGCATGTTATTAACAAAGTTTATATATTCATCTAAATGTTCATCATCGAAACTTAATACAGATATTGTATTTTCTATACAAGTTTGTATTAACTGTATTGTTTCATTTATACATTTCAATACTTTATTATTTGGTTTATCTTCACAAAACATAAAAGGATCAAGTATAAACATTTCTGATAACTGAGTAATAAGAGTTTTGAAGAATAGTAATGAATTGGGTATTTGTTTTGAATAATATTTCTCGTCTGCATCAATTGATAATAATTGACATCTGTTATTACTAGTTAGTACAGCATCTATAAGTTTTGCTATATACAAAGAACAATTAGCAGCATGACTCAATATTTTAACAGCTTGTTCATTTATATCTTCTGGAGAATATACCCTCATTTTTGTTAATAGTTCTTGAAACACAACAACAGCCTGTGAATCCTTTTTTATCTTTTTTTCTTCATCAAAACAATCCTTATATATATTATAAAAGTACTTATATACCGGTATTTTTAGGCAAACTATTAGTTTATTTTCATATATTGTCTTTGTTTTTTGCAAATATCTAATGGCTAGCAATCTTTGATCTAATTCAGTCATAATATTATATAACAGATATATATATTTTACTCATTATGTCAGATGCTATTTTATTAATAATATTAATTTTAGTTATGGCGTGTTTCTTCAAACAGTATACGATACATCTATTCGGTTCTGAAAAAGAAGGTTTTACATTCCCTATACCTATGGAGTCAGCAGTAGATGATGATCATACTGTGCCTGCAGATATAGCATATGAAGCAGCTTGGCCAAGATATATAACAAAAGATGGTAATGAAAATGTAATGTTACGTAACGCATTAAAAGAAAAAACAAAGTTCGTGAAACAGGTTATAGCATCGGATAACACAGGTTTAACAGAAAGAGGTGCAGATATAGCGCATGGTTTATATCCAAAGGGACAGGGATGGTGGGCTGATGCAATAAATTGTGAACAAAAAGCGGATAATTTTTACTGTAAGCCTAAAAAAAAGTGGATATGGCCATATTAGTCTATTTTTGAAGTAGTTGAGATACATGAACACTTCTCTCGTTTTCTGGACTCATATATGGAAATCTATAAAATATCTCTAAATCTTGTATTGGATAACCATCTGTATCTACATCTACACCATCAGGTATTATATCGTTTTTTAACATATAATCAGATAGAATCCGTTGCATTTTAAGGCAATCATTTTTTGTTGTAAGTGCTATAGAACGCATCTCTTTTTGAAAATCATATATTGTCGTATTTATAATTTCTACGACCTCATCTTTTGTAAGAGTTATTACAATTGTCTCATCATCATAGTGGTACTCTTCTTCAATGTTTTCAGAATTATTATATATATTTGGCCACCAAGTACCATGACCCCATCTAAAAGCCAAGTATAATTTAATGTATCCTTCTTCATCAGCTTCTAACTCGTCACCTATATCTGCATTTTGATTAATTGCACTCTCTAGATTATGAAGTGCAATTATTCTTTTGTATCGCTTTATTTCATTAGTCCCAGCCCATGAAAATACACCTATACCGGCAAGTGACAAACTCAATATAGCTATCGACATTTTACCGGATAAAGCAATAAAACAACAATCCGTCATGATATATAATTATAATCATATTAATCAATTGACTGAATTTATCAATAACTTAACATTTCCATGATCACCTAAATCAAAGTGCAATAACAAAGGAGTATCATTTTTTAACTGAACATTAATATTCTTAGCTAATGAACAGAATTTACATATTGACAATATATCCTTCAGACCAAATTTGCCTTGAGATATAAATGTATCCTTTGTGTTATTCAAAACAGTCATTATACTTTTCTCTTTATCTTCATCATTGCTTTCTTCTATTATAGTTTCTCTATAAATATATCCACCTATGCCTGAGAAAAAGAACTGGTTATTACAAAATTTCATTTCAATAGACTTCGATTCTAAATTATGAACATCTTTAATAACCTTATGGAAGTATTTAGAATCAATATCAACAGACACATCAAATGTCGTTTTTGGCATACTAATATACTCCTCATTCAATTCAATAAAACTTATCCCATAGTTCGTTACTTCCTTTTTATTTTTATTTTGTAATCGTAAGCATAATAAATTCTTATTTGAATCATCAATATACATATGTACGATATTGTCAACTGATAATGACTTAAAAATTTTTGATAATATAAGTACGTTAATACCAACAACTAAAGGGTTTGA